GTGGCGCGAGAATGCCGAGCCGTATTTAGCGCCGCTGCCACAGCTTGGTTTTGTGGGTGACCTGCCGCGACCATCTCGCCGATGTTGTGGCTAATCGTTTTCTGGGATGTACCTTTGGTCAGCGGCATTATGTGTATCCTATAGAAACGATGGAGCCTGTGCCTGTCACGAGAACAAGACCTGTCGCAAATGGCACTTGAATTTGGTAAACACCAATCGCAAGCGTAGACGGGATCGCATAAATGCGGTTACCCGTTAGCACCGATGTGTTGTTTGTATCATAAAGGTAGCCCGTTGTAGACCCAGCAGCGATGACACTGATTGTCGCCAACCACCCGCTGCTTGTTTTAATCAAGGTTGTTGTGGCGGCACCGATTTCTTTGGTGTTGTTTGTGCCAGCATGCAGATTTAGCGCCTGCACATAGGCATTGATAGCCTGTACGCCGTTCTTCTGGGTAGTGAGGATGTCGTCTAAACTAGCCATTAGAATTTCCCGTCCAATTGATACCGATAGCGCAAGGCACCGATGCGGTAGAAGATACTGCTGGCCGACACATTACTTCCGTTTGCCGTCGAAACGCCAATTGACAGCAGCCTATTGCGAATGCGCGTCGAGATATATTCGGTACTTGCCGTCACGGTATATGGTCCGTAAACCGTCGGCGTGTCGCCGGGGTAGTTTGTTCCATAAAACGTGATGTAAACTGTAGCCGAATTGGTTGCGCCGCCTGTACCACCACCCGCCGTTGTAAACTTAAAATCAGGCCAAATCTGGTCAATAAAGACCATGTTGTCAGCCTCGTTAAGCTGGATATAACCCGTCTGAAATGAGGATGTCATCGCAGCCGTACCAGCATTGTAGCCAAGCTCGTGCTGATAGATTGATCCATCGGATGCCGCGCCGATTGGCGTTCCAAGAACAGACTGGTCAATCCATGCCGTGCGGTCAAGCGTCCCGTAATCCCACTGTTGGGTAGCAATGTTATACTTGACGTAGCTGTCGTTGTAGGTGGCGTTGGTCGATGGGTAATACCACGTTACTTCGCCAAACGTGCTGTTTGTGGCGCAACGGATCAATGAATAGAGGCTTGTGTTGATATTTTGGAATACCTTATCCCACACAGGGCATTGGATCGGCACCGGACCTTCGGATGCCATAAGCATGAACTTCTGCGGCGACATCCAATAGGTGACGCCATTCATCAAACCCACGGCTTTTTTGCCAATTAAGCCAACGCCATCGCCGATCTTGTTGAAGCCATAGACATACGGAGGGCCGATATACTGCATCGCCCACACGGCAAGATCGGTGAAGATCAAAGCCTGTTGCGGCGCTTGAATAGCGCCAACAATCAATGAACCTTCAGGGATTCGGTACGAGCCAGCTTGATTGTTGGCCGCAGCGGTCCAGTTTGTAGCATCGGCAATGTCTGACCAACGGATCAGCAATGGGTCTTGGATGCCTGTTGCTGTTGACCCATATGCCACCAGTTGCCGCGCAGGCATGGCTACAAAGATGCCTTGATTAGCCAGCGGTGCATTTTGCAGCAGGTAGGCATTTGTAGAACTGAGTGTGGGAGACCAATAGTAAATTGGTCCGCCTTGTGGGTTTGCCACGAGGATTTCGCCAAAATTGTTAATTGTCCAGTCAGTCGTCGTAATTGTGTTAACGGTTGTAGTGCCTTGCGTGATGCCAACACCATAGCCGCCAGAGCCGTACCCACCAGAACCGTACCCACCGCCGCCATAACCCGACGGAATATTGAAATAGTACACAAAATGCGCGTAGCCATTGTTCATGGTTACGGTTGCTGTAGCATTTGCCGCCGTGCTGGCTGAAATTTGGAATGTAGACGACGTTGGCGCTGGGTTTGACGCAATGATGTAGTTGCCATAGATCGTCACGTTGGACGAGGTTGTAGGGTATAGAAACGTGATTGTCTGGCCAGCAATGTAATTGGTGTTGGCTTGCGTCACGTTGACATAGTTGACGGTATTGGTCAGCGAAAACGTAGGCAACGTCGCAGTGGCACTTGTTGCGTTCGCGGCTGTAGGAACAGTAATTGTGTACGAATTATAGTAAGGCAGCGATGTAGTGTTTTGGATCGTATAGACACCACTTAAAATAAGGTTGGCAATGCTGATCGGCGTCTGGATATTGACGCTATAGCCAGCTTGGAAGAAGTTAGGGATGTACTGGGTTCCAGTGCCAGTTGAAAACGATAAAACCGCGCCCCCAGAAGACGCCGCCAATTGGTAAGTCGTTGTGGTCGGGTTTACTACATAGTATGTCGTGCCAGCCGTTAAAGCCGCTGGAACAGAACCCAAAAACTTCACTGGCGTATTAGCCGTCGGAATAATGCCAGTCGCGCCAGATGCTGCCGTGCCAACGGTGACAATGTTGCTTGCGAACGTGACAGATTGAACCCCCACGCCGACATCGTAAATCGTGACGGTTGTAGAGCCTGATGTCGTCGATGCGGTTGGGATTGTGGTGGTTTGAACACCGCTCTGTGAACTGCCGTTCGTGCTAATAGCTGTCCCCCCGACCGTGGCCGAGATTTGATATGTTGTCGCACCGGAATTAATGACCCAATAAATCGTACCCGCAACCAATGGCGATGGCAAAGCGCCAGTTGTTGAGAATACAATTGGTGTTCCGTTAATTGGAACCGTTCCTGTAGGCGTCACAACCGCAGGGTTTGCCAATGTAATCGTAACCGTTTGCGCCGACCCAAGAACCGAATCAGACGCAATGGTTTGTGGAGTAATCGGCGTCGGCGTAGTGCTAGATGCTGGCGCGAAAAACAATCCTGTTGACGTGCCAATTGCCAAACGGGCGACCGAACTCAAATCTTCCCAAGCGCGAAGCTCATTTACATTGCCTACACCGCCGCTGGTAAATTTAGTTGTGGTCCACGCTAACCAACCGCCGATCTTTTGCACAAGACCTTTACCTGTACGGTCTTGGATAAAACGAACAAGCTGAGATTGCGAGAAACCCGCTTGATTAAGGGCGGGAGTTTCGTTGGTATCGATACCGGGGATAAGCTGCATAGTTGCATGCGGCATGGATTATCCTCGCGTAGGCGTAGCGACAGGGGATGGCGAGTAGGATGTCCAACCGTCTGCTTGGAACTTCTTGCGCGACTCCTCGACAATCGCGCCCTTCAAGAGAAGTTGGTACTGGTTCTCGTAGGACTGCGCCATCTGTGGGTCGTCTGATTCGCGACCGAAATTGCGCTGGTAGGCCGACAGATAGATCATCGAGGCCATGAGCAGAAGATCAGGCAGGTTTTGGCTGATGAAGGTGTAAGTCGTATCGGCAGAACCAGACACGGCGTAGTTGTAAAGCGTAGGCTGGCGGGTCGTCCCCGTCACGTTAAAGGTGTAAGCCGCGTCGGTCCAAGGGCCAAAAATTACGTTTTGCTGGGCCTGTCCGCCAGTCGCCAGATCGCCACCGAACATGGCAAAGTATTGCGGCGCACCCGCGCCAGCCACCGTGCCGTAGACGTTTTGCAAGAAGCTCTTGGATACAGGCGTCAATGTCGATACAGCGCCCGTGCTATTGTTGGTCGCCGTGATCGTCTGCAATGTTACAAAGTCAACCGCAGGGGCGATTGGTAATTGGTTTGTGCCAGATGAAACAGAGAACTGCTGCTGGTTCTGAGTTGCCAAGAAATCAACGTCGCGGCTGATCCGCAATTCAGCGTAATTCAGCATCTGCGGAATGATGTTTTGAAAGTTAACATCCGATGAAGTGACGAGGCTATTGGGTGACGTTCCCGTCGTGACAAGCGTTTGCTGCAAGACCGCCATCGTGGCGATCTGGGTCACGTATCCATTGTATGATAGGGCCGTCGTCGTAGTGGTCATGCCTAACCTCGCCCTGCCATGCTGGCAGAAACACCCTTAACATAAGCGACCCTGTTGCCCCAACCGTGGCCGTCATGCACCCACCCGTGGAGTGATTGAAGGTAGGACAGCCTCTTATCGCAGATTTCGTTGCAAAGGTCTACGGGGTTCGCTGCACGAATAGCCTCTAAAGTAACGGGGCCAATGACGCCATCGGGATTCACGCCAACGCATTCTTGCAAAACGCGAACCGCCTTTCCAGTGCCAGAATTGACGCCGAAATCAAACACCGCGTAATCCACACCTGTTGGTAGGTCGTCGCCGCTGACCTTCTTCCAATATTCGGTGTAATACAGCAGATAAACTTGTGCAGGTGACAATTTTCGCATGTCATCCTCACTGGACGTTTGTCCAGTATACTGGTCCCAAACCTCTTTAGTGACGCCTAAATTGGTCATTCCGCCCGGATCTTGCGGGTCGTCAACAAACCCGCCTTCTTCCTTCAACAGCAGGGCAAAGGAAACTTCGAAG